GTCTAGAGGCCCGAGGACGCCGCCGCCGCCGCCGCCACCAGTGAGCGTCTTGAACCCAAGACGCTCGAATAGGCCACCGACTATACTGGAGATTTTCGTATCGACATCGAGCTTGACCTTTTCAGTGCGCGTCCGGGTAGCCGCCGCCGACTCGGCCTTGAATTTGGCCAGGGAAGAGGCGTCCATGTCCATCTTGACCTTAACATGCATATCCTCCATAGCAAGTTCAACTCCGCGGCGGAACGCCCGGCCATAGGCTAGCCCAATCTCATACCCCGAGCGCCGTACCGCAGGGTACGACCTAGCCGTCTGCTCCTCAATGATCTTGCCTATGTCTAGATTCTCGCGAATGCTACGCGTCAGCTCCCTGGCGATCTCTTTACCCAGGTCGGCTGCAGCCGGTACAAGCTGTCTACGCATCTCATAGTTGAATCCGCGTAGGTCAGGGACGACAGATACGGCGACACTACCGACATATATCTCACCTGGCATTCGCTATCGCCTCCCTCCTGTAAGCCGATCTAGCATAGCTTGCGCGTCCTCTTCCGAGAGGTCCCGTAGGCGCGGGTCTAGCCGCTGGGCGTCCGCCAGGCTTAGCGTCCTCGCGGGCCGTTCCGATAGCCCTGGACGGCGCATCGGAGCCGGGCGCGGTATCTTCCGCTCCGTGTGACTCTGTATATAGACCCAGGTCTGCTGCCGGACCTCATCGATGAGCGTAGCTAGCAAGCCCTCGACGCTACTCCAGCTTCCCATCGCTGGATCTTTTGCAGCGCCACGCCTGGCCATGGTATTATCAGGCATCTCGTTGCGTACCGCAGTGTGCACAGCGCTCTCCGGCGGAAGGTGGTGTACCAGGACAAGCAGCCTACGCCACGTCATCCCACTACCCTTTATGAATAGGTCCCTAAAGTCCAGTCCATAGTAGCGCTGGAAATCAGCTTCTATTTCCTCCGCGAAGTGCGTCGTGAGCCAGTACGCTTCTGAGATTTTCCCGAGTTCATCCGGGCAGCCTGGCTACACTTCCGGAAAATCTCCTCGATCTGGTAGTTGCGCAGGTCGGCCTTGAGCCAGGCGTCGTATTCCCTGGAATCCTCGATTACACCCTGCGCCCAGGTGTCCCAGTCGCCCATCGAGGCCGCCCGCATCGCGGATGACGGCCAGTCACCGGAATGCATGATGTGGAGAACGGTGCCACCGGCCTTGACGGTCGTTGCATGACCGACACGCTCGTCACGCAACTCCTCATCAATGGCGTCGAGATCAAGGTCGATCTCTTCGGCGTCTTCTTCCGGAAGGTCTGGCTCTTCATCGAGCGGGAACTGGCGAATCTCGCTGTTGGCGGTCACGTGAAGTACCCCGTCATGTCCTTGCCGTAGTTGATCCACCGCTTGGCGACGTACACCGAGCCGGAGACGTTGCCCGGATACATGGTCACCGTCATGTCCATGTTCTCGTTGTCACCCTGCTGCGGTTGATCGTTCCCGCGTGCGGTAACCTTACAGTTGGGGGCGTAGAGCCGCATCTGCTTGGTGCCGTCGAGGCTGTCCCAGATGAAGGCGTAGCGGTTGTCGGCGGGCGGGTCGGGGATTGTGTATGTCGCCATGTACGGCGCGGTGGTCGTCGCCTTCAGTGGAGAGGACGTGACCGGGAAAATTGGCACATCATCGAAGAGTGACCGGACGTACGGGTTGAGCCCTTCGAGGAAGGTCGCCTGCACGCTCTTGGTACCGCCGGTGAGGATCGTCCGGAGCGCGGTCAGCGTACCGGCCCCCTGGATGTCCTTTGTGGTCTCGTCGAGCTTGAAGATGTAACCGGACGTGTCGATCCACCCGCAGCAGTAGTAGCCGGTGAGAGTGGAGATGTCCTCGAAGCCGGTAACTGGGCCGGCCGTATTCTGGGCCGCGATCCAGATGATAACGTCGCCAGCCGCGTAGAGCAGGCTGTTGTCCTTCTGCTTGCCGGGACCGGCGACTAGCGGCTGAACATCGGTAGAGCCGGGACCGCCGCTGTCTGCAAAGCCTGATTCGACCGTTTCGACATCCTTTGTTGATGCGGGCATTATGCCCCTCCCTTATGGGTGTAGTCTCACTAGGTAGGTCGAGTTGTAACGAGAAAGATCAGGATTCACCTCCGCTAGTCTTCTTGGTCCTGCGATGGTCTCTACGTGCTGTATCACCCCATTCTGAACTACATGTCCGGCGAGCGACAGCATCGCTGCCTGTATCTCTCTCGCGGCGATCGAAACGGCCATGGTGTTAGAACTATCTCCCCAAACGTCAATCTCAACAATGGGCTCATCAATCCAGATATGCCGGTTAGCGCCAGATGTTCTCTGAATCTTAGCTGTCATCTGCGTAATCTCGGTGGGCATCGAGGTCACGAACCTGATACTAGAAAATTGCGGCATGAGGTAGAACATGATAGCAGACTCAGTATCTGGAAACTCAGTAACTTGAGCAGCAACCATTACCAGCCCGCCTCCCTCGAAGCGCGAGTGAGCACGTAATATGGCTCACGGCCCGGATGACCATATTCTACCCAAATCGCATCACGGGCGTCATTGAACACTATCGCCTCGCAACGGTCATTGTGTATGCCGCCAAACCTATGCGAGCGTAGTCGCCAGTGCGAAATGTACTCTCCTGTCTCAACCGGCGACAGGGAGATCGCCCGCGTCATGATGCGCTCTGCTACCCGTACGACTAGGTGCATCATCCCTGGCGAGTTCAGGAACTCGCGCATACCCTGGTGATCAGGGTTGTAGCTAGCGCTCACGCAGCCCCCTTGACCAAAGTAGCGTCGATGCGGATAGGGGACGTATTACCTGAGAACGGAGATACCCATACGTCTGGCCGCCCGCGTACCTCGTAGCGCACCCCCGCGACGATGACGGCGTCAACGTAGTCGACCACGGTACCGTACGGGACGAACACTATAATGCCAGAGGTCAGCTGGTCCGCAAAGTTGAGATCCTCGCGGCTAGACGCTGGCTGTACAGAGCACGGGCCTACATCCTCTGACACAGATGTGTAGACATCATTGTTCCACTCGTCCCGGCTCGTAACAGTCCTGCGGACGATCGTCACAATAACCCCATCCGGAAACATCAGAACCTCACCGCAATCGTGCCTTGGCTCTTACGGTAGTCCGATAGCATACTCTGCATGCCGAAGTCAGTCAGGGTAGCGTAGAGGCCGCCACCAATCGCCCGGCGACGCATGCTATAGCTATACGCACCGATCGACTCACTCTGTACAGTCGCAGAAAGCGTCGGCGTCGATAGTTCTGAAATAATAGCATTGCAAAGAAGTCCCTCAACCTCAGGAGGAGTATCGCCGTAGCCATGAGTATGCGTCAACTCAAACGACTGACGAGACCACAAAGCCTCGTACCAGTACTCTGGCAGATTGATGATTCCGGACATAATAGGATCGGGAACCAGTATCGTCTCGATCCCGTCAAACCGGTACCAAGTCACCTCCATGTCGGATACACCAATTATACCTGACAATGCTACTAGCTTGTCTATCGATATAACTGGCGTATTCGGGACCGTAATAATCCCGGCATCACCAGGAACAACGATAACATCCTGATTAACAATCAAGAAGTCCTCGCGGGCGTAACGCCTGATGATAGCACTACCGTCTTGCAATAGCGCATCGACGCGGGCGGCTTCAGTCTGATTCAGGTTCCGGCCTAGCCTAGCTATGATGTCATCTGGTGTAGCTAGGGGCGGCATAGACGAGAAGGCACCAGGAGGTGTAGAGGTCACCTCATTTACCTGCAGAGCCTGAAGTAGACGAGACTGGTTTGACCCAGGAGCGGCAAACGCTGATCCAGTATCCGTAACTGAGACATTTACCTGGACCCAAGTTCCTTGATCTACGACCGATACAACCGACCACCTCTGGTAATTCTGGCTATCGTTCGATGCGGTCTGAATTATCTCGTCGCCATCCTTCAAAGATAGCAACCCGGTATAACGGTTGTACCCGTCCGCGTCTGTGGGCGACATAGCCAATTGACTCGGCGTTGCCCAGTTATCCGCGCGGTACTTGCCGCTACCCGGCGCGCTCGTTGGAGCCCCAGACTGGGTTTCCCAGTATCCGGATACCAAGACCGCCCCGGAAGACCGGGTTGCTATCTTCTTCACTGGTTACTCGCTCTTACGGGCTGAACGCCGAGCGTGCTCTGCTTCCCTGGCTGAACTCTCCTCAGCCGCAGTACCTTCCTCGACTGCCTTGGCCTCTTCAGCAGCCGCAGCCTCGACCGCTTCGGCCTGCTCGGACGTCATGAACGCGCCGGTGTACGGATACGGCGGTGCCTGGATGACGGAGATCGCGCCACCAGCGGGAGCCGACGCACCGACCGGCAGGACTGCAGCGAACGGCCACCGCGCGGTGATGCCGGAGGCAGGCTGCATGATGGTGACCGGGTTGACGGTCGCGTAGGCGAGGCGCATGGTCATACGCATCGCCACCGAGTCCTGCTGCATCAGGTTCAGGATGACCTTGCCGGAGTCGTCCGAGATGACGCCCTCAGTGAACATCTTGAAGCTGATGTCATTGCGGATGCCGATGATCGACTTGGACCAGTCGCCGCCGAGCATGAGCGCGCCGCTCGTGGAGAAGTTCCAGGAGCCGTTCTGCACCTCGGACAGCGGGTACCCATACAACCCGCGTCCTGTCGGGGAGCCGGTCATGTCCGGCTGGTAGATCGGAACGCCCTGCGCCGACCGGAGCCCGGTCAGCTTCCAGCCGAGACCGGGCATCGCGGCGAAGCCGTTGAGGGTATAGCCGCTCTGGGCCATGGCGAGGCCAAGGTTGGAGAAGTCCTGGCCGAGGTCGACGCCGGTACCTTCAATGGTCCAGTGGCCACTCTTGGTAGCGCCGGTGAACACGGCCTCGCCCCAGGTGACAGGCTTGTTGACGCCCCAGAGTACCGCCGAGTCGATCAGCGCGCCGACTGCCTCAGTGATGCGCGGCTGGACTTCTGACCAGATTGGGACATCCGCGTCGTCCATGTAGGCTTCGGGGATCGGCACGATGCAGGCCAGTTCCTCGACGACCATGACGACGTTTTTCCAGGCCTGGTTCGCGGTCTGCTTCATCCCCACGTCGCCACCGACCCAGTAGGCCACGGGCAGGACATCGAGGACGGGCATGCGCTGCGTCTTAGCAGAGAGCGGGACACGGCGCATGAGGCTCAAAGCCGCACTGGACTTTGGAGCCTCCTGAATAATTGACGTGGCGAGCGGCTCAGGAACCAGCGGGTCAGAACCGGATGTCGTCCGCGTAATGTGAGTACCGTAGGTTGGCATGAATGCCCTATCCTTCCGCGCGGACGCGGTCAGGCGTGACCCGCGCTAGGTGGACCGATTTCTGTCGACTAGCTGCCGGAACATCTCCTCATTGCTGCTAGGGGCTTGGGACGCGGGAGCCGCGCCTGGACGCAGGGAGGCAACTGGACGTGCGCGCGCTCCTGTTGCAGATGCGCGGGCACCATTCGGCTGTCCCGTCTGGTCTACCAGCCTCTGAGCAGCTTTGGTGATTATTCCTGCGAGGACCTCTGCCCTGGCGTTGATATCTTCCTCCGTGCCGGTTCCCAGGAAGTCTATCAAGTCAGGATCGAGATCATGGGCAGCAGCCGCCAACATCCGGTCCCGGTCGCCTCGCACGGCGTCTCGCTCGCGCTCTGCAGCCTGCTGGGCATCGACAGCCTTCTGTAGCTCGGACTTGTTGGCATCCTCCATCTCGCGCAGCCTCTTGGCTGCACCAGAGTTATCCCGTGCGGTTCTCTCGTGCCGCTGGGCCGCTTTCTTCCAGTGGTCTACCTGTCGCTTCAGCTCGTCAGGGTCCTCCTGCTGCATAATATCATGCAGCTGCTCTTCAGCTTCCTGATCTTCTGTTGCGAGCGCGGCAGCACTGGCATCGACGACCTCTCCGGTATCGCCACCAGTCTCGGGTACAGAATCGCTCATTTCCCTCTCATTCCCTTCGGGGTATAATACCTGATCCGGCCTCGTAGGGGAAGTCCCGGTCAGGGTTGACGTTACTGACGGGTAACTTAGACTCTCCTGGGGCATGGCCCGGCCAGGCCCCTGTGGCACGCTTATGTAGATTAGCGCAGAGCCCATCGAGCTGACCTGCGCCGACGTACTTACCTAGGTGTGCACGGCAGCGATCGAAGTCGCCATCTACTCCCCAGTTGATCTTCGCCGCCCCCGCGCCCTCTGCCCAGTAGCGCATGAGCCGCTCTGTCGACGCCTCATCTGATGGCGTCACCTTCTGACCAGCTACCATGTCACACCGCCTCTACCAGAAGTGGACCGGATTGCGCAGTCCTGCGCTTATTGGTTGCATCGACAGCATCGACTCGCCACCAGTACATACCCGGCGAAGAGTTGTCTACTGAAGGTATAGTGAATTGAGAAAACCATAGACTGTCTGTCCCCTGCGACAAAGCTGTGCCAGTATATGACTTGCTCGATGGGTCACTATCTGGCGTATTCTTGTCATTCTTGCGCCAGAACTTCGTCGTGATGCCGGCACCGGTTGTAATATCAGGGAACTTAGCCGTGACTACGATATCATTGTTCTGGGGAAAGAACAGGGCTGTCATGTCCATTAAGTCACCTCTGCGGTAATCTTGTCAGTGCTTACAGTAGCATCACGCGAGTCTACGGAGATTATAGCGCCCGGAGTATCGACCGTAACAGCTACAATAATGCTGTCGATAATTACATCCGCGTCGAGGGCATTGCTAACATATACAATAGCCGTAAGTTCCGGCGGAAGTGCGCCAGCAAAGAATGGAGGCCCAATCCAGCCATCTGCGTGGCTTACCGTAGCAGAATACCCGGCTATGGTCAGTACCAAGCCGATGTTGCCTGCAGCCGAAGACACAGTAACTGATACGCCAGATATCATGCCCTTGATACCAAGCGCACCAGAGCCAGAGCTTACAGTTGTAGATACCGCAGCGACCGACATCCGGAGAACAACGTTGCCAGAGCCGCCAGACTGAGTTGACGAGTACCCGGCTAGTCCCCCGGCAATCGACAGCGAGCCTGATCCTCCGGATTGCGTCGACGACGATCCGGCGACCGGCCAGGTAACAACTCCAACCAGTATGCTGATCGCGCCGTTACCCGCGCTTGGCGTCGCAGAGCTACCGGCCAGAGGGGTAAACCTGCCGATCGCGCCGGTTGTAGAACTCGAGGTTGCAGAACTACCGGCTACAATCAGCGTCATGACGATCGCACCGTTACCGGCACTTGCCGTCGCGGATGAGCCGGCGATTACACTCTTGAGGCCAAGCGTGCCGTTAGCGCTGCTAACAGTGGCGCTCGACCCGGACAATACCATAGTCTGAACAATGGCGCCGTTCGCCGCGCTAGCCGTCGATGATGAGCCAGCAACCTGATACGTGACAGGACCAGATACAATTGTTACAGCGCCGTTACCGGCGCTCGCTGTAGCACTCGACCCGGCCAGAGGGGTAACCCGCGACAATGAGCCGTTAGCAGAGCTGACCGTCGCCGACGAGCCCGCGACCACCATGGTCTGTACAATTGCGCCGTTTGCGGCACTAACCGTAGCGCTTGAACCCGCTAGCGGACTTACTTGCCCAATTGCACCACTTGCCGAGGATTGAGTTGCTGACGAGCCAGCAATGACCAGAGTCTGTACTATTGCTCCGCTTGCTCCGGACGCGGTAGATGATGAGCCCACTATCGGGCTAGCCTGACCGATCGCGCCGCTTGCTGAGCTAGCTGTAGCAGATGAGCCGGCTATACCATAGACAACACCGCCGGTTATCAGGCTAATAGCTCCGTTGCCCGCGCTCTGCGTAGCCGACGATCCAGATACTGCACCTATAAGGGCTATTGCCCCGTTGGTCGCCGACGCGGTAGCCGAGGACCCTGCCAGCGTCATGAGGGTGACAACGCTACCGGAAGCGCTAGAGGCTGTAGCCGAGCTACCCGCCAGGGTAGCGTTCAGGGATAGGGTACCGTTCGCGGCGGAAGCCGACGCCGACGAGCCAGCAATGCGTAGCGTTTGTACAATCGTACCGTTGGCCCCGGACGCTGTGGCCGAGCTACCGGCTATTGGTGATACAGTGCCTATCGCGCCATTCGCCGAGCTTGCCGTCGCAGAGCTACCCGCGACGATCGCAGTCATGAAGATAGTACCGTTGGCCGACGAAGCCGACGATGAGGAACCTGAGATGACGCCGGTAGCAGTTATCGCGCCGTTGGCCGTCGATGCAGTAGATGATGAACCAGCGACGTTCATTGTCAGGGTTACCGCGCCGGTCGCAGATGAAGCCGTCACGGATGACCCAGCTAGTACAGCGTTCAAGCCGAGCGTACCATTACCTGACATAGTGCCAGTATTATCAGCCAGGCCAGATACGCCATAGATGACTCCAGCAACGGGCGCAGGTATTACCGGGATACCCGGACCATACCATACATTCCCGCTACGCGGCATCTTCCCGGCCTTTCGCGCTACATACTACAGAGCGGGCTCCTGCCACACTATCCATGGAATGACATTAACTGCAGCCGGAGCCAGGCACCGTATCCGGAGAAAACGTGACACTGTGACCCGAGACTGCTTATCGCCCTCCTGATACCATACTCCGTACCCGGCCTGCGGATGAACATGTTCCGCGTCAACTTGCCGGATGGTGGTCATTGTGCCCTCTACCGATGCGTTGAAGCCGGTAGCGGCTGTACCGCCTACACAGAGTGAGGCTGGCTGCTGGGTATTGCCCCATAGCTCTGGGGTAAATGCGGTAACGGTAGCCGCAACGTCACCATCCGCCAGCTGGCAGATAACTGGTACCGCGGTGCCGGATGCACCGTCGAATGAGACTCCCCATCCTAGAATGCGTATATCCGTTGTTGCCGGCGTAGCCACCTGCACAACTGTCTTGACAGTACCGCCGACTAGGGCAACTACTGTCGGCATAAATGGCGTTGTGGTACCGCGCGGGCCAATTGCGTATTCCGCCATGTTTACCTCCCGTAAACAGTACTTCCTGAGAATGTTGATTGTGGCTGTAGACTGCGAATTGCTAGCTGCTGCGGTATTTTGGCTGCCGGGGCGGCGGCCGGCATGACCAGGACCATGATCCCGGCCTGCTCGGTGCTGTCACCCCACACCGGGGCGGTCGCCGTGCCGCCTGCGCAGTTCAGGTTGTACGCGCCGCCGTTAAGGCCGCCGTCAACGTTGGCGTTGTAGACGTAACCCGATGTGGAACCCGACATCGCCGACGCCGTGTTCACGGCGTACCCGAAATACAGTTCCCCGGACACCGCGGGGGTCAGCGACACCCAGTTACTGGTCCCCGTGCTGTCAAGGGTGCCCTGCTTGTCCAGCACCGGAACACCGGTGGTTGAGCTGAACTCCTGAAACGCGCAGCCCTCAAATGAGCCGGTGGCGCCCGCGCCCCAGGTGATCGTCACCGTCGCCGTCGACGCGGCGGTGACAGTTCCGATGAATACCTGCGCATGCACCGGCCCGGCCGTGGTTGCTGCCGCGCTGCCCAGTTTCGCCCAGGTGGCGTTCGAGGATGACAGGCCCGTCGCGGTGCGGCTGCCGCCGAAATCGATGACCTCGCACAGCACGAACTCGCCTGATGCGGCGCTGCCGGTAGTCAGCGAGAACGTGGTCAGCGCCCCATTCACGGATGCGCCCGTCAGGCTCCCGACAGCGGTGTATGTCATTGAGATATCCTGATTGGCTCTGTTAGCCGCTCAATCGTGGCGATACCTATTACGCCGCCACGATCGGCGCATCGACGGCAAATCGCCATCCCGGTCGCCACCATCCCCGCGTGCACTGGGCAAAGCCAGGTATTATCGTCGTGGCTAGCGACGCCACATGTACGCCGGTAGAGGCTCGCCGGAGTAGCGCCGCAAAGTGTGCCTGTAGCGTCGACGACCGCAGCACACGGATGCATCCGTGCAATGCGTAGGTCCGCTATTGCGACGCTGATCTCCAGCAGTGCCATTTCACGCCTGCTACACTTGGCAAATGAAGCCGACTCCGGCAGAGCCCGTACCTGCAGCAGCCTGCAAGCTGTCTCCGATCGCGGGCGTCCGCGAGGAAGCCAGCAGGAATGCCAGGAGCGGAGCCACGCCGGTACCGCTGGCTGCGGTAGTCAGTATGCCCCAGATAGCGGTGCCCGGAGCCGATGTGAATGGACCCCAGGTAATCTGCGACGTATTCCAGATTTGGGATGGACTCGCGGCGGTCCCTGCGGTCGGGCCGTAGGCCTGCCGGGCGTATCCTGATGCGGTCGCGTACTCGTTGATGCTCGCGGCTGCCATCGTGAGAGCGGTTGAGTCGAGAACACCTGATGCGGCGGCGGTGCTGAGCGCCATGTAGGTCGCTGCAGCCACCGGACTCTGAGTCTTGAGGGTGACCGCGTTGATAGCTTGCTGCTGAGCGGTCTGGAACATCTGTCCTGCTGAAAGCAGTGGCATGGTGACTCCTGTGGTGTAGTCAGGCCGGTGTGAAATCGGCGTCGAACTCGACTGGCTCGACTGCCGTAAGGCGGCCGATGCTGACGTCGTCAACCCAGTCGACAATGACCCAGCCCTCTGGGTCGATCTCATGTACGGTGACGGGTGTGCCGGGCTTGAGGTCCAGCTCGGTCATCTCCGCGGTGAGCACTTCTCCACGAGCGTTCTGCCCGTAGCCGTTGCCGTGTGCTGGCTGGTAGATGTAGTCGGTACCGGGAGCCGGTGCTTTGGGTTTTGCAGGCATTAGCCTTTGCCTCCTGATGATTTCCATGACGGCGGTATGAGATGAGACGCGCCAAGAGCGCTGGCGCGCCGCATGAGATAGCGGCGTACCTTGGCGTGCTCGGCTGGCGTATTTGGGCGTGCTCGCCCGACGGCGCGGATCGCCTTCTTGAGGTATGTTACGTTAGGCGTTGGGTAGCGCGGCTTGCCGCCCGGCTTGGCCGGCATTGCTGCGCCCTTCTTGCGGGCCGCTTCCCTGCCCGCTGCTGTCTCGTGTGGCGGTGTTGGCGGCATTGTATTCCTCCCATGCTGCTCTCGCTTCAACTCCTGTTTTACCCTGCGTCACTTGCTGCCATTGCATTTTCAACTCCGCGTTGGCAGGCTTCTGGCCGGTGAATAGCGGAAC